ATGTTTCTTTAGAAAACTTGGATACCTTAAATGGATACCTGGATACTTTAACTATTTTTGTTAAAAGTTATAGTAAGAGAGTTATTACCTTACTTAAACAAGGTAATAAGTTAGGCTAGTTAATTCTTTTACAAGTGAATGTAGAGCCTTTATTCATTAAAACCGTATTGTCCCCATCTAATTTACAGGTATAGTTATCTGCTGCACAATATCCCATCCATTTGATCATTATATCATGAGGATCTATATTGGTTCTGATTCTCTGTAACTTATCAATCTTTTCTATCTCAGTACCTCCTAGACCATCAGTTTGTACTATAGAAGTTGTAACATCAGTTGGGCTGGACCCAACTACAATACTTCCTTGCATTTCAAACTCATACCAACCAGCATTAGCTAAAGTAAAGTAACTTTCGGTAGAATCCCAAGTAATATGACCAGCATCAATTTCAGTAGTTGATTGAGAAGATCCTGAAGCAAAATAATAAGGATCACCAGTATTCTCTCCATCATCAGCGGTTACTTCAACAAAAGACCAAGGTGGTGGAACTGGACAAGAACTTACTGTAATTGTAGAAGCATCTGTAGTTAAGGAAGATAAATTTAATGAAGTTATATTAAGATCCGTCTGAGCAACAGTATCTCCGCTAGTAAACTCCCCTATTCCAGAAGGAGTTCCATCACCATCAAATTCTAACTTAAGGGGTTTAACATCAGCCATGATATTTTATTATAGTTATCTTCCACCATGTAGAGCCTGACCATCACCAATAGCAGTACTATCTGACATAGCTTCTGTAGTTTCCTTTAGAAAGGTAACACGAATATACTTCTCAAAAGTATTATTACTATTAATAGAGGCAACTAAGTTCTCTATTACATTAGGGGGAGCCACGGTATCTTCTTCAGTAATAGTGTTTAATCTAGTGCCATCAGAGGCATAAAGTCTAAATCTATATTTAGTATTGGAAAGTTTTACTAAACAGGCTACATAATTATTTCCCCGTCTTCCTGGAGCTACAAAAGTAACCTTTATACAGCCTGTTCCGTCCGATTGGGAAAATAATGTGGTAGCTTTTCTGTTATTTCTTACTAAACTCCTTTGCCCAGCCTTAAGAGTAGGGGAAGGTAAAGTTGTGAACGATTTAAACATGTATACTACATTCCAAGACCAGAAGTGTAAGTAACTTCCCCAGGATAGGTAGCATTATCGGCTCTGGTATTAGCCTCTTTAACTTGCCCATAAGTTACTACATACCTTTTAGCATTAGTTCCCGTCTGCGTTATTATAATAGCTCTTGCAGCCTCATGTGGTGCTAAACTCATTGTCAGTGTATCAGTATCAGCATTACCATGCAGACCTAAAACTCCACTAAGACTATTAGATGTTCTAGCACTAGCATTTGGATATCCAGAAGGTCCCTGATCCCTTCCAGATAACCCATACTGTGCTGCTCCGTAAGTATCCCAAACACCTCCTGGCACATAGGCCGCACCATATAGTGTATTGGTTCCACTAGGTATGATTTGGAACTGGTCTTTTGTCCCCTCCCCATCACCTGAAGTAGACATTACAGATACATAATTACACGCTATGGGTCCACCAGAAGAGTCTGTGAGGACTACTGGATATTGGTTTGCATCATATATATCAATGACTTTATTATACGGTCTAAAAGTTTCTCTCATAATTATTCGTCCTCGCTATAATCTACTTCTGTACCATTTACTATATCAGATAAACTCTTGATAGCTTTCATCACAGCATCATCAGACATTATTGGAGTAGGTCTCTCCTCTTTCTCTTCTGCTACTTCTTCTTTTTGAAGATCTTCAGAGTCTGCATGCTCTTCTTTAGTAGAAACTTCTTCTTCTTTTTCTTCTTTTTTGTCATTCTTTTTTACTTTATCTTTTGTGGTAGCTTCTGCTAAAGACTGATCAGAATCTAGTTGTATATTTTTAAAAATTTTCCTTATGTCTGAGAAAGAAAACTGCTCCATTAAAGGAATACTCTCTTGGGAGTATCCAGCATGCTGAAAGATCTGCTGTATTACATTATTTAATTCTAATCCTTGAACCCCATTCTTATCCTTGAGATAAGAAGAGAATTCAGTCAGTATCTGCTTTATAACACTATTTTTGGGACTTATTTTAGATATGGACTCAAAAAGAACCACTTGAGTATTTAAAAGACTCTTAAAAGAATAAGACTCCTTTAAGTACTGTAAATTGATACCATATTTTTTGTTAAGTAAATTAGTAAGTTGTTTTCTAGGAGATTTCTTCATCTCAAATAACCTACTAGCATAAGTTTTTAATTCTTGTTCTGAAATATGCTCTGTGGAATGCCCTAAATTCCTGGACAAGGTTTCGAATATTTTCTTTTTGGAAAGTAAACAGAAATAAGGGAGTTCTTTAATAGTTTCTGATAAAACTTCTTCTATATCTTCTTCAGATGAGTAAATCTTAGAAGTTAGAGAATCTATAACAGGCTCAGATGACCAAACTAAATCAAACTCACTCTTAGCTTCAAGAAGTTCTTTCTTTACGAGTTCTTGACGGCATATCATCTCATAAATAGACTTCTCTGGGAGACTATTAAAGGTATATCGTCCAGCGTTAGATAAGTCTTCGATAGAGATGTAAGGCATATTAAAAGCTTTAGATACCGCTTCTGATAATTTTAAAGAATTCACTATCTCTGGGACCTGATCGTGTATTTGGTCTTTGTTCTCATGTAGAAAAGATACTATGTCAGGCACGATCTCTAAAAATCTAGTATACTCATCTGACTCCATAATATTTTGAGAGTTATTAAATATATTAATTTTCTTCTGTAGTTTCTCAGAAACATTGTTATACTTTGACCTAGTTAGAAGTATGTCTATCACATCCGAAAAGGTATCTGTAGCTCCTGTATACTCGTCATTGTATAAGTTTTCTAAGAAAAGAGAAACTTGGTTCTTTACTCCAGAATCAAATTTCTCTTCATTTAAGATAGCATCTGTATTTTCACTAATTATATTAGTAAGGGAATACTCATTATTTGTAAATGAATAATTACCCTTTATAATATAATTACTTTCAGTTAAATAGGATACTGTCTTATCCAATCCATCTACAGAGAATAATTGTACGTTTTCTCTAATGGTATACCCAATATAATCACCTAATTGTATCAACTTTGTGATCTTTTTATTTCTAGAATCAAACATATTTATCATATTTTTACCTTTAAAAGAATACTCTCCCTAATATATAGGAGTTAGTATTTACTTATTTTTATAAATTCTCTATTTTTACTGTATCTATAGACTCAATAAGCCTATTTTGTTTACTATTTTCACCATATTTCTCTAGAATATAAGATTTTACTAGAAGAATATCTTCCGCTGTACTTTTTGGTGAGAGAGGTGCTTCTCCTGGAGGCCCAACCTCCTTATTGCCAGCAATAGGACCTCCACTAGGGCCAGCCTCTGGCTGAGTCCCCAAAACATTCATCTCTTTTTGCTGCTGCTCTAGCTGCTCTTCCTTCTCCTCCTGAAGACGCTTCTTAGTATCTTCAATCTCCTGGTCTGTCATATTATATAATTCTTTGTAAATATCTTCCGTAGGAAATAAACCAGTCCCAACGATAGCCTGAACAACCCTAGCCTTAGCCTCGTCCAACTCAATCTTTCTTTTTGCGAATATATCTGAAGGATCGGGGAGAGTAATTTCTAAATTATTAATTAGCTCTGTGGGGAACCCTTTAAGTTTTAGGTGCCGTTTAGCAATAGCCTCAAAACCAGTATGAATACATTCTTGAACCCTAATAATTGTTCTGGCAAATTTAATATCTAATTGTGCCAAATTAGCTTTTCTCTCAGGAGACTTATCAAATTCAACTACATAATCTTTAGGAATTTTCATAGTAGCTAATAGCTTATCTCTAAAGTATTTTACATCATCAACTTCCCCAAGATTTTGCCCCCCTGGGAGAGTATCTATTTTAGTTCCAACATTTCCTCTAGTAGGAACAAAATAATCTTCGTCTGCGGATAGCGGATTGTATCTCGCATCTATTTTCCCATTGGCATAGAACTTCTCTTTCTTATACCTTTGCTTAACATCCTCCATAAAAGCTTCCGCTTTAGAGGTGGGTAATTGCCCTATATCAATATAAAAGATACGCCTTTCAGGGGCTCTGGTAAGTCTATACACCAACATGGCATCTTCCATTAATTTTAAGGATCTAAAAATACTCACAGCCCCAGAAGTGATGGATTTCCCATACGGGTAGTATTTAGGATCAGAAGTTCTTAGTCTAAAGTGTACTATCTGGTGCTTATCTAATTCAATATACTTTTGGTTGCTAATAAAGGGGTCTGGGGTAGACTCCCACTCAGTTTTCTCAGGGATCTCCTGTAAGAATTTTTCTAAATACCCATAAGCATTTTCTATACGGATGATATAATTAGGATTTAATACTTTTATTCGTCTTAGACCTTTATCTGGCTTATTAACATCAGCTATCAATTCCATAAAGCAATCTCCGTACTTTACAGTATTACGCACAATATCCCAATAAATGTTCTTTAACTTTACTTTAGTAAAAAGTTTTTCTACTTCCTGGACTACTATAGTACTCTCGGAAGAAATATTCCATCGTTTATTTCTAATATTCTTTTGAGTAGATTCATCTGAGTAAATATCAAATGCTGCTGTTATCTCAGGGTAATCATCCATCCGTTCGTATTCATTGTATCTTTTTTTACGATTAATCTCAATTTCTGGTAAAAAGGGTAACTGATTTTTGAGCATAGACATCTTGGCTGGGCCAACAGGTCTATCTGGATTTATTATTACATCCCCAGACTTATCATCAACATCTTTAAGGTAAGGGAGGGCTGGGGTAGCAAAGAACTTAGCAAAAAATCTCCCTATTCTTCCCCTAGGATATGCATAAGTTGTAGCGTTACCTGGACCACCAAAGGTTACATACCCAGGACCTGAGTTCTCATTAAGTTTATCTTCGTTTATTTCATTAACCATGCCATGTCCTCTTCAGTAACACCACCATAACTTTGTAGGTTTTTAAGTCTAATAGGGGCTAGTAGCCGTTCTGTTGGGGTTTTATCATTCTCTCCAATAATACTAACAGGAAGTGTCTCTACATATTTAGTCATCCAAAACGAACAAAGGGCTAAACTAGTAACTAAATCATCATGTTTTGATTTTTCCGCTTGTGCCTTTCCTGTCAAAGAAACTATGAAAGTGTTCAATTCCGATACAGTTCTTTTTGAGTTAATTTTAAGTTTATTAAGCCTTAGACATTCTTCCATACTGGCAAGCATTTGGTCTCTGTTTTTGGTGGTTACTTGTACCCCTATATTTCTTTTATCATCAAAATACAAATTTTCGTACTGCAATCTTTCGAATAGATGGTCAATTAAATTATTACCTATAGTATTCCTCTCTAATATTACAGTAGCTATATTATACCTATTACCGACTATATTCAGAACTTCAGCTAACTCATTTATAGGGGTGGTATTTGAATAATATTCTGCTACCTGCTCACCTGAGTATAAATCAATGATATGAAAAGCTGAGTAGTCCCTGTCCCTACCCAAAGACACATCGACCCCTATAATATATTGTCTATTAGGCTCTGGATCTCTCCAAACATACATTCTATTGTTGTATGTTCTGTAGGAGGGCTTTAAGGTACGAGTATCCATATTAGAAAGAATAGTACCCTCTATGTAGGTATCACCAGTACCAAGAAACTCACATTCGTATTCCTGTAACCACTTCTTATGGCTCATATTAGAGCGAGTAGTCTCTTCCCATTTATCAATATTAATAGGTGGATCTCTTTGCTCCATAGCCTCATATAAATGTTCGTAACCCTCTATACGAGTATATTCAGGGTGGTCCTCCCAGTTAATCTGTATAGGATTAAATGAATTAGCTCCCTCCATAGCCTTATACCAAGTATCGTAATACCAATTACCCACACCATTAACGGTAGAGAGTACAAAGGCTCTACCACCAGTTGAGATAATAGGATATACAGCAGCCCAAATCGAATCAATATGTTCAATGAAAGCAGCCTCATCAATAAACAAGAATGAACCAGCAAGAGATCTACCAGATTGTTTGCCCGATGGACGAGACTTAATAACTGATCCTGTACTGAGTTTTAAGTTATGCATATTTTCCTGAAGAATATTAGGCTTAAGGAATGAGGGTAACTCATCAAACATAATCTTAATTCTATCCAAAATCTCAGTGGATTCAGTGTCTCCAACAGATAAAAATACGATAGTCTTATGCTCTTGAAAGATAGCCATCCACAAAGCATACGCAGCAGAGATCGTAGTACACCCAGCCTGACGGAACTTTCTGAGAATATTAAACCTATTATTCTGCAAACAATCTACTATCATCCGTTGAAATGGGTATAATTTAAAAGGAACTAAACCTCTTACAGGGTGTACAACCTTGATATAATTTGATATAAAGTATATGGGATCTAACTTACATCTCTTATATTCCTGTTTTAATTTAATTACTTCCCTAGAATTCATGAACATACACGCTTTTATTTGTACCCGTGAGGAGCCTTTACCTGATTATACACAAAAACTTCTCTCCTATTTATCTAGATGCAAAATAGAGGTAACTTTATTAATAAATAAGAATACTATCTTTGAAGCTTATGCAGAAGCCATCAGTAACACCATAATAAAGGATAATGATATTTATATTTTTTGCCATGATGATCTAGACATAATTATGGACCCACAACAATTTATAAATGTTCTTGTAAGTGCCTCTAGGAAAGAAAATGCTGGGTTTTTTGGCCCAGCAGGAACAACCTGCCTATCCCCAGATGCTATTTGGTGGAACCATGAGTTATGGGCACAAGGAAAACATAAAGGGATAGTATTACACGGAGAAGATATAAGAAGTGCTGAATATACCTATTACGGTCCTCCAGGAAGAGTAGCATGTTTAGATGGTTTATTCTTAGGGATAGCAGGAAGAGCGTTAAAAAATATTGATTTAAATAAACCTGAGTACTTAGTAGATTCTTGGGATTATTATGATATTTATTATACAACACAAGCTCATCTAAAAGGGTTCTATAATAGTGTAGAACCAATATTCTTAATTCATCATTCTTTTGGTAATCTAGCAGGAAGAGAATCTTGGGAAAAGAACAGGCAATTATTTATACAAAATAATAATCTACCTATACAGGTGTAATATGGATTCTCTTGAAGAAAAATATTTAAAGTTGTTAGCAGAGCATGAAAAACTAATTAATAGTTATGACTCTGATAAGAATAATATAGCACAGAGGTATCAGCAACATTTTGAATACCTTCAGGACACTAGGGCAAAATTGATAGACACTATAAAGAAATTATATTCTTCTTGGCTACCACCTAGAGTAAAATCCTTTATAGACACTATTAAATCCTGGGTTAAAACAGGATTTAAAAAATCTAATTTCGCAGAAAGAAGGCTTGCTATATGTAGAGATTGTCCTAATTTAAGAGAAAATGATTTATGCACTTTATGTGGGTGCTATATGAAAAACAAGACCAAACTAGCGGGAGCTAAATGTCCTATAGGTATATGGGGAGATGAAAAAGAAGAGTCTTAGTATCCCTTAATGTGACCACCAGAACCCAATTTCTTACCCTGAGCCCTAAATCTCTTCCACGCATCCTTAGTCATATCTTTAGCCACTTTAGCCACAGGATGCAACAAAGATCCTGGCTCTATTATACCTCTTTTTAGTTGTTGCACTCTTCTTTCTTTTCTTCTGGCTCTAAAACTCTCGTCACTTTCCCACTCTTTGGTTTTTGGATCCTGTCTCCTTTCGGGGCTTGATGTGCCTCTTGTAAGAGACCTTGCAAGTTTCGTTATTCCACCACCGTAACGACCACTAGGATACCATTTACTACCTACATCATCAGAAGGTTTTGGCTTTTCTTCTGGTTTAGGTCCAATTTTAGGTGTAGGAGCTTCTTCTGGTTTAGGAGCTTCTTCTGGTTTAGGAGTTTCTTCTGGTTTAGGAGTTTCTTCTGGTTTAGGTTGATCAGGCTGAAAAGAAACTGTAGGGGGTTTATCCTTATCCTCCGCAGAAGGGGAATCAAATTTTGCAGCCTCAGCAGCCGCAACCCTTTCTAGCTCCTCCTTAGCAGCCACCTTAGCAGCCATCTTAGCCTTTTTTCTAGCCCTCTTAACCTTTTTTCTAGCCCTCCTTTCACCCTTCTGAGCCTTTGGCCCTTTCTCTTCTAAAAAATCTTCCTCTAGAAACTCTCTCATTTTATCATAAAAACTATTCATACTTTCAGTCTCCAAATCAACTTCTTCATCATCAAGCTCTCTCTTTATTCCTTCTGGGTCACCCTCTTTTCCAGGTATGTATCCTCCAGTAGGATTGATGTTTATATTAGGTTTAGGTATATCCCAAGACCCTTTCCTTGGCCCTCTTCTACCTTTAAGGTTTTGTATAGCATTCTTAACCTTACTTCCCACTACTAAGGCTGTACCCGCTCCCACTGCTGCGGCTGCTGGATTTGGGGATGCTACTGCATCTGGAGATCCCGCTGGATCTGCGGCTCCTTCAGGTTTGTTGCTTTTAAAGGGCCATGCAAATGGATGTCCTATAGTTCCAGGATGGACTTGGGGGGTTGGCAGGTTTAAATCTCCTGGGGCAATTCTTGAAGGTGTAGATGGAACAACCCGTGAAGGTGTACCTTTCCCAGGTGGCACCTCAGGGACCAGCCGAAGTGGAGGTGGATCTTTTTTCGGAGGTGGATCTTTTTTCGGTGGTGTACCTTTCCCAGGTGGCACCTCAGGGACCAGCCGAAGTGGAGGTGGATCTTTTTGCGGTGGTGCAACTCTTTTAGGAGCTAATAAAGTAGCCGCTACTGCTGCTGCTGCTGCTGGTCCCCCCAAACCTAGCTGTAACATTCTATTCCTTAGTTGGTTACCAGTTGCAGTGGAAGGTCCTCCTTGAAATGTGGATGTAGAAGGAGCCAACCTATGTGGTGTATCTAGTACCTTTGGTTGCACTATGGGTTTATTAGCTCTACCAGGGTTAGGTATTTGTTGGGTCTTTGGATCCAATGCTGAATCCCGAGCATCAAGAGGCATCTCTTTAGGAGGTGCGCCTGTGCCAGGAGTAGACACACCACTAGGTTTCTTTTTTTGTTTTTTTATAAGATCTAAAAGAATTCTACTCTTTTCAGGAGATAATTCTTCGAAATCGTCTCCCCAATCTATAGTTTTTTGTCCTGGGGCTTGTCTTGGGTCAGCGGGTCTATCAACACCTTTATATGGAGTCTTAGGTGTGCCTTTAATAGATTTTGAACCACCACCTTCAGCATCTGGAAAAAGACTTCCTTGCTCGCCTGGTTGATCTTTTAAAGCTGCTCTAATTTCTGGGGCAGTTGCCCCACCTTGTTTAGATCTTAAAAAGTCTATGATCGCTTGTTGTTGCTCTTTAGAAAGTTGCTTTGGAAGTCCTGTAACAGCAGAATGTTTATCTCCTTTAAGAACGGATTGTATAAATTTTCCCCCAGGTTCTGGTTCTGGGGTAACACCGCTACCAAATCTAGGTCGTCCACCCCCTCCCCCAATGGAACCTCTTTGTTTAGGATCTCTGACAATCGTAGGTCTTTTCACACTCCCATACTCATACCCACCTTGTCCACCACCAGTATCTGGCGTTCTATGCGATCTTCTACCCATTTCCCCAGGTAAATCTTGAGTTCCTGTTGCATTACCTCTAGTTACTGTACCTGGAGTAGTACCTTTCTTCCCTCTAATAATATCTCCTATCCGCTGACCTAATCTAGTGCCCCCAAATTTACCGACTCCATAGCCTATCCCTTTTCCTACAAGACGCCCACCAAGTTCCCAAGCTAATGCTTCGGCACTACCTTTAGCCACATTTAATCTATGTTGTTGTCTCGCGTCAAACTCTCTACGAGTTAGAGAATAGTCTGGTCTACCAAATTGATCTGGCTGCAACCAAGGCAATTGGCCCCGTAAAAGATTCTGCCAATTAGTGGCAGCCCCAAGCCCTTTCTGTTGTTGCGCTATTTTAGCCTGAACCTTTTTTTCAGCAGAAGGACTTCTACCAGCGGATACAGACGTTTTACGGGGAGTATAAGGTTTAGATTTAGATTTAGGGTTTTGTTGTTGCCAGGATCCAACTGGAGGAGCCTTTACACCAGCAGCATCTTGCTCTAATAAGGTAAGAGTTCTTTTATATACGCTCCCCTCACTTTTAGATTTTTTCCCAGTCCTATAAGAATCCCCAGTAGATTTTTGACAGATCTTAATAGCAGCTACTTTAGATTTTCCATCAGCCATTACATGTCTGACACATCGAGCTACTTTAGATCCGCTTGGCATAATTTACTCTGTAACTTCCGTACTCTCTAATTCGTAAATCCACTTAACGCCCTTAGCAACCCCAATTCCAGCACCAGCAACAAGTCCAAGCAAAACTACAAGCTCTGCTAAACTCATCTTATAAACTGAAAAGGGTGTTCTAAATCTGTCCTTGAAAAATATTCCCCATAATGGATTCATTTCTTATCTCCCTTTATTTCCTCTTCTTTCCCTTGTCCATTTTCCACGATTCCCTTTAAAATAGTACTTAGATTCGTCACTACCAATGTGATTAAACCAGCAACCACCGCAACATTGGATTCAGGTATAAATTTAATACTACCTATGAACGCGAGTACGAGAATTAATAAGTATAGCCCTGCAAACTTAGCGAGGTGCTTAGAAGCAGTTTCCTTGGCACTCTCTTTAATTAACAATTCTCTAAATCTAGCGTCAGATTCCGCATGCATCTTATCTACTTCAACTCTGCCTTCAGCTTCTTTCAGCCTTAAAGCAGAGTTTACATCAATATATCCTTTTCCATCCATCATTGGAGTTTGAGCCATAATACACCTCTAATATATTTAGATCACATCCAAATATGTTTTCGTATTTTTTTATTCTTACTAGCTTTTCAGTACTTCTATATACTATAGAACAAAGGATTTTTATTATGCCATCTATTATTCCCCCCTCTCCCTCCCCCACCGATCCCGTACAGGCAACTGGTGGAACCTGGATCAACACTGGTTCTGCAACCTCTGGAACCGTCTCCGCATTAGATTATGCCTATTACACGCAAACCGCTGAATGGGATTATGTTAGAAAACCTGAACTGATCTCGACGTCGAAAGGAACCGCTGATTTAGATCTAACTCAAGCCAGTGCAATACAACCACTCTACGGCACTGTATTGCATGTAAATGCTAAATTTAAATCTTCCTGCAAAAAAATTAAACAACTTCCAGGAGGAGGACCGTATACACAGCAACAAAAATTCGAAATATATTCAATAGCTACTGATCAATACGGAACTTCTTATGGGACTATTCCTGATGTCTCTGATGGTATAGTATTTGGACCTAGAGGTAAAATATTTACTTCACAACCTTGGGTATGGCAAGTACCTTGGGACGAGGCCAGGGATGTAGAATATGATGTAGTGACTATAGGAACCTCTAATGGACTTCTACTGAGCGGCCAGAATGGACCCCCAACGTGGCAAACAGGAAATAAGTTAGGAGACCCATTTAATTATTACATAAGTATGCAGGGTTGGCCTAATTGGGGTGACGAGTACTACCACTCAGACTACTATGGTGGAGGAGATAATTATAGGATGTATGGAGGAGGTTATAATCTCTCATCCGAAATTGGTTTCGCTAGTTCCGCATTAGGGATTCAAAGAATGGAGCAATTTATAGAAGATAGCGTAGATGCTGGACTTAAGGGAGGTACTTGGAATAATTGGTATTATAGATATGTAATTCCTTTGCCTACAGCTTCAAATGGTGCCTTCCAGCCTCAAGAGGCTGATAGAGTTGCTGTAGATCCCTACTACTCTACATCTAGACATGATTACACTTAATAAATAAATATATAAACAAAAAGCTCAGACTTAAACCTCTGAGCTTTTTTTATTTACCAATTTCGGTCCCAGTAAGGTTTTCTACCTTTACCTTTAAATTTCGGGAGAGTAATTATTTTAGGATTAGTTCTAGGGTAATATTTGTCCCAAAATAACCCTCCCTCCCGATTTTTCTCTGTGCGGGACGCACCGTAGTATCCTGGCTTGTTGTGAACCCAAGACTTCACATCCCCCTCTAATTCCTTGGGCCGTCCAGAGGCGCGTGAAGCCCAGTCCATCCACCCACTACGTTTTTTGTGTATAGCAGTCCTTCTCTGATCTGCTGCTTTTTCTTTGTGGGCAGCTATCGCACCAATATCAAAAGCTTTCGCTGGATCCATACCTGCCTCTTTTGCCTGTCCTCGTTTTTTTCGCACTTCTTTCTCTAGAGGGCTCCAACCAGCAAAGCTCTCGGCATCAGCAGCATTAAATAAATCAGGATTAGTCTTTGATAGGTCCATTACCCTATTGTATACATGATCTTTGGGGCGTTGAAGGGGCATATCACGCCCAGCCCGATCCGCATTCCACTCGTCCCAGGATGCCTTATATTTGTCTTTTTTTTCCTTTTCACGCGCCCATATATCATCTATCACAGATTTTCTTTGGGCTTCCATTTCACGGTCCCGATCAACGGAGATAAGGTCACCAACTAAATAACCACCTTTACCATCCTTGCTTCCACGCCTCCGTGTGTAGATGGTATTCGTGTTGATGAGTCTGCCTTGGTCATCGAACTCTGGCTTGGCCGCAGGTTTTGTTCCTGTCTCTCTAGCACTACTTTTAGGGGGTTTAACAAGTTTCTCCGTTGGAGTAACCTTTACAGGATCTTGTCTACCACTAACTTTAGGGCTAGAATTAATAGCTTTAGCTCCAACATTAGCAGCAGCAGCAGCTAAAGTACCTCTAATACTAGGGGTTTTAATCTCGTTTAAAATCCTTAAACCCTCTTGTGTAAGGTACTTCATTTTCTGTTTCTAGCACTTCCCTGACTTCCCTGATGCGACATAAAGTAACTATCTCTTCCCTGATCCCCTCGTATGTTTCTATTACCTATATTTAGACTAGCTCTTCCAGGAGCATTCGCTCTAGCACCTTTAGGGTCTCTAGGTAGTCCCGTATTCGCTATTTTTCGTCTTTGTGGATCTGCTGAACCTATACTTACATTATCTCTCCCGTGTATTGCACTGGCTTTAGACCGTCTTATATATCTCTCTCTTCTCTCCTTCTCACTTGCTCTTTCTTCTGGGGTAGTGTGAAGCATAGGTTTTCTTTCACCCGCTTTGTTACGAATTCCACTAGGTCTAGCTATCGCTGGTATTTTAGCGTCCGATTGCCTATTATAATTGATTTCTTGTCTATAGGTGTCAGAAGGGGGGCTACCTGGAACTCTTTTGGGTGCAGGAGGAGACTTATGTTGTGATGGGGAAATCTTTGAAGGTACAGAAGGTCGCGTTGTTTTCTGTACTCTCCCACCAGAACTAGGATTCTGACCCACTAACTCATTAATAAACTCTAAACCAGCTTGTGTAAGATACTTCATACCTTATTTAGTAATGCTAGAAAAAATTTTTTATAATTTTTTTATGTCGATCAATACATATGAGAGTCCCTATATGCGCTAGGAAGACCCAAATATGAGACTCTCTTCGCGCCATTCTCCGCTGGACCTTCCTAAGTGCT